CACATTCGCCGCCTTATTGACCCGAATATGGGCCGCTCTCCAAGCGGTACTGACCGTGCCACAACGTGGCAAGATTCATTTGAAGCAGCAGGGCTGCCATTCGATCTGGCGGACGATAGCGAAGTGGGACGGCAAACCCTCAATGACTACCTCAAGCCTGACGAGTTTACACGCATACCTCGTGTCGCCATCGACCCGCGCTGCATCAAAACGATCTACCAAATGAAACGCTATTCGTGGGACGACCACAAGCGTTCCCTCGAAAAGGATCAGAAGCAACGGGCTAAGCAACGGCATGATGATTTCCCGACTTTGCACAAATATTTGGTAAATTCTAACCCCTCTTTTAGGGGCATTAAGGATTCCGGTAAAATATACCAAGCATTAGGACGCACGAATGGCTATTGAGCGCCGTACTTCTCTGACTCCCGACAATGCGGATGAATTCGTCCAGACCGTTCTCCGGCGCTACCGAGAGGACCTGGCGGATCGTGCTGGGTGGAGTGATGATCGGCTCCAGCGGTATGCCAAATATCGCGGTTGGATGGGGCAGAAAAACTATCCCTGGCCAGATGCCAGTAACCAGCACGTCCCCTTGATGATGTCTAATTCACAACGGACCCAGGATACCTTGCATAATGCCGTCCTGGGATCTCGCCCCGCCATTTCCGCCATTGCCCTCAACAAGGGGGACGCCGAGAAAGGCAAGGTCATTGATGAACTCCAGGACTACCAATTGTTTGTGGAGCAAAATGGTGAGGAGACGCTGGGTGACTTGATCGATAGCTTTGTCAACGATGGCAAGTTTGTCGCCTTTGTGCCTTGGATACGGGATGAACGGGAAGTAGTTGAAGTTATCCCTGTGCCCCCCATCCCACCAGAAGAAGCCGAAAACGCCTGGTTAATTTATCGCCAGCTGATCGTCAAGGCGCTCCCGCAAGCGTTTCCTACCAAAAACAACAAGGAAGGCACTAGTTGGACCGCCAAATGGGACGATGAGCACTACCGCCCCCAGGAAGCCCGCATTGAATTTTACCTGGCGGATGATGACCGTGTGGTGATGCAAATTACCCGCAAGCAGGTCATATTCGAGGGACCTTGTGTGATCCCCAAGTCTCTAGAAGATATTGTAGTCCCTGCGCGGGCCTCCAACCTTCAGCCCCCGTCCCCCTCTAATCCCAATGGTAGTGATCATGTGATCATGGTTGATTACCCGTCCTACGACGAGATCAAACGTCTCCAGAATTCTGGCTACTATGACCTACTGGATGCCGACAAACTTGAGGCCATTGAGGAAATCGCCGAAGCCGAAAAGGGGCAGAAATCACCCGGCCCCAGTGATGATCCCGATGTACAGAAAACCCAGCGAGATGCGCTGGCAGGTATGACCTATAGCAATAGTGAGACCGCGGCCAAATCCTTTACCCGCCTTACGTATTTTGGCCGCTTTGACTTGGATGATGACGGGTTTGAAGAAGAAATCGTGGCGCGTGTGTTGGTGGATCAGAAGGCGCTCTGCCGGATACGCTTGTTGCAGGAAGAATACCCCACCCCCACCCCACGTCGCCCCTTTGCCGAAGCCACTCTTATACCAGTGCCAGGGCAGTTCTATGGGATCTCCTTGCTTGAGCTGCTAGAGCAGACCTATGACCTCATGAAGGTCATCTTGGACCAGATGATCGACAAGCACACCATTACGAATGTGCCATGGGGTTTCTATCGTTCTGCCAGCGGCGTGCGCCCTGAGACGATCCGCATGGCTCCGGGTGAATTGTACCCGGTCAGCAACCCCCAGCAGGACGTGGTGTTCCCCACATTCCCCCTAGGCGACCAATCAGTAGCCATGAACATCCTGGCCTATATGGGGCAGTGGGCTGACAAATTGAGCATGCAGGGCAACCTCCAGTTTGGCGGGGTTCCCCAAGGGAAAGCCTCGGCCTTGCGGACCAGTGCCAATATGAGTGCTGTTCTTCAACAAGGGGACGCGCGGCCTGAACGCCTTCTACGGAGATTTTTTAGGGGCTTGGCAGAAATCTACCAGCAGATGCACGAACTGAATCAAGCCTTCCTCCCACCCAAGAAACAATACCGTGTGTCGGGTGTACCTCCTGCTGGAGCGGACCCATACAAGCAGGTCGAAAGTGCTTCCTCGATCAGTGGGCGTTTTCAGTTTGATTTCAAGGCCAATGCGCTCAATACCAGCAAGGCTGCACAGTCCCAGATTCTCCAACAGATGATGGGCGCGTTGGCCAACGGGATGACGCTCCAAATGGGTCTCACCGATAAGGAACATATCTATAACCTGTTGCATGACTGGGTGGTGAGCTTAGGCCAGAATGACACACGCTACCTGATTGCGCCCCCTGAATCAAATATTCCCAAAATCACTGCGGAAGAAGCCTTGGGCCAGATCGCACAGGGGCAGATGCCCCAGGGAAAGCCTGCTGAAGGTATTCAAGACCATCTCGCCACGATTCAGAACTTCATGCACGATCCGCGCATGAGCCAATTGGCCCAGGCGGACCCCGCGTTTTCTCTTATCCTGCACGCCTACCTTCAGCAGGTCCAAGGGCTTCTTCAACAGCAACAGGTCCAGGCACAGCAAGCCCAGATGTTCGCCCAAGCCCAAGGGGGCGGTGGGGGTGGGCAACCAGGCCCACAAGGTCAGCAGGATCCAGGTGCTCAGGAGATGGGTATGCAGGGGCCTGGACAAGTCAATGATGAGTCACTGCCAGGCGCGAAAGGGATGATGTAGCATGCCCCCTGTCAAGCGTGAATACGCCAGCTATTTGGAACGGGTGGAGAAATCACGCCCGCTCCAACCGATTGACCCCCTGCTGGCCCAAGCCGCTGTCAAAGCCGCCCTGTTAGTGGGCGACAGCAAGTGGGATAGCTTCCTTTCGCAACTCCAAGCAGCTCGTGAGTTGGATGTCTGTCAAGCCGCCGATTGGCTCACCAAACTGAAACGTGCCGTAGGGGATGATGTGGTCTTGTGCCAAATGAACGTTGCCATTCATGAAGCGCGTATCCAATTGCTGGATGAAGTGATGACCTTACCATCTGAACTTGTGAGGGCCGCTCATGCCCAGTCTTGAATTATCCAGTGCTGAAGAACTCTTGCGGGAATTGGTCACCCGGTATACCGCCCTTGTGGTCGTGGGCGTGCATCGGGAAAGTGTGGATAAAATTACAACCGTCGTAATCGGCCCGGCCTATATGTGCCGGGGTTTGGTTGAACAACTCTCGGATGATCTTGCGACATCCATAGAGTCCCTTGATGAGTAATCGCAAGTCGGCTCCAGGCGTGCCATAAGACGCCTGTGGAATCACACCCATAATCGTGAGGATCGTATGCCACCTGAGACACAAGAGGCCCCCAATGAACTTCAACAACATGCTGACCCTGAAGCCCCCCCGTCGAATGACCACGATGCCGAAACAGGGCGTCCCCTCGATGAAAAAGCCCAAGGTGAAGCCCCTGGCGATGAAACCCAGTCGGTACCTGAACCAGACGAAGCGCACCCCTTAGACCCTGATGGGAAGCGGTTCAAACAAGTCTGGGCACGGGCGAAAACCGCTGAACAGACGGCGGATGCCCTCAAGCAAGAATTGCAGAAGGAGCGCGAGGAACGGATTCGGTTTGAAGAACGGCTGAAGGCACAGGATGCTGCGAAAACTGCCGTTAATCAACCGGAATACACCTGGCAGCAACTTGAAGCATTCATTGATGAGGGCAAGATCACTCGTGCTCAGGCACAAGATTACCGTGAGAAGTTGGTGGAACAGCGGGCCATTGATGCCGCTGAAAAGCGTCTGGAGGCCAAACTCAAAACGACCTCTAGCGAATCGACCATCCTCACGGAATTGGAGCGATATAAAAAGGCCGTCCCAGAAGTGGAACAAGCCGGGACACCTGAATTCCAGAAGGCACAACGTGAATACGTGTACCTGACACAGCGTTTGGGGTACCCCCCTACCTACCAAACGCAGTTGGTGGCTGCGCGTGCAGCCCTGGGAGATATTGACTCCGTGGAACGAACGGCACAAACCCGGCGCACGTCACATGTAAAGGAACCGTATATGGAAACACAGTCAAGTGGTGGAAGGCCTGTCTCAAGAAGCAAAGATCCTATTACCACACTTTCGGTGGTTGAAAAAGCCCATTACGAGAAGATGATCAAGAATGGACGTTACAACGGGTGGGATGACGTGTGGGCTGAACTCGCCTATGTCCCCCCGTCCTTGAAACCCAAGAGGCGATAATGAGCGTCACCATCATCAACCCCCAGCAATGGACACCGGCCCAGGTG